TTATTTAACATAAAAAATGATAAGAGGTGTATTCGTAGTTATTTATATGTTAGTCATAACTACAGTGTGTGTAAGCACACCTCTCTTCATATTAAGTTATATATGTAGAACTAATTATTCAAAAAGAGTACTTAAGTCCTAATTTCGTACCATAGGTATTCACGTCATCTGTAACAACAGCGAACTCACCATAGGCATTTAACTTATCGCTTAGGTCATAACCACCACCAGCTTTGGCTGACAACCTAGTATCAGAATCTACCGTACCATTAATAAAGCTAGGGCCACCTTGTAGGTAGAACGATCCGTTTTCTCCCACGCTGTTTTCGTAGCCGATGTGAAGGTCTATTGCATTACCACCCCACTCAGAGCCTACGTTAGTTTGATTAAATTCTGGGTTTAAATACCACTGTGAATAAGCTGGAACGCTAAGAGCTACAGACGCAGCAGATAGTGTTAAAACTTTTTTTAGCATAATTTTTAAAAATTAAAGTTATATGCTAGTTGATTCTAAAGCTTTTTCAAGTTTAGGTGTACAAGTTTCAAACTGACTTTCTTTCTCTGCCTCTGCTCTATCTTCCAATATTGCATTAATTGCTAATGCTCTATTTTGAATATTTTTTTGTACTTGTACAGCTTCTTCGTAATTTTTCTGTAAAGTTTCCAGTTCTTGTTTTAGTTCTTCTGTTGTTTTACGAGCCATAAATTTTTGTTTTTATTTTAACTAGGTTCTGTAGGCCATGCAATGTTATATGGATCTGACTGTGTTGGTACGTCACGTAAAGCCTGTCTATAAGTCTTCCAATCATCAGACAAGGTAAGATCGCTACTAGCTCTCCAATCTGTTTTTGCTAATAATTCATCTCTTGTTTTTCGTACAGTTTTCCATTCCTCGTTTATAAGAGCAGTTTGTTCATCTGTTGTTGTAGATTCTACCTTTACTGTATAAGCCTTCCCACTTTCAAGGTAAGCATCTACAGTTGATAACTTTTGTGTTGGTGTTGTATAGCTAATAGTTTCTATAAGTTCAACTACATTATTTGCTGTTAAAAAATCTGTATTTGGACCAGCAGTGGTAAAACTTGTATTAGGAAATAATTCTTTAAGAGTACCAGTGCTTTTAACAGTAGTACCATCAATGATTGCGTATTTCATAATTACAAATCAATATATAAACATATTAGCTTATTTAATAGTCAGTACCACCAACATAGAAATCAGAGTGTTTAGTCCACGAAGTTCCAGTTGAATTTCCTTCATATACAAAAGAACGATCCTCTAAAAGTATATTATTAGTTGTATATGCTGTAGATGAACTTGCATTAAAATTTTTACCAGATGAATTATTACTCCTACCATGAGTACCTATTAAAACTTCAACTAATTGATTCCCTCCAAATAATGAAGGGTCGAAAAATGTTATTTCCCATACTATGCCAGGGGAACCGAGTGTTCCTGAAGTCGCTGAATTACCCTCAAATCTAATCCGATAATAAAACTGCCCTCCAGAAGTATTTTGTATATGATAAAGTCTTTGATGAGAATTATCCATAGCACCTATAAAAAATTTTGGAACATTCGGACTAGATGCGGAAAGACCAGAATACTGGGAATAACCTCCACCAAAAGTTACATAGGAATTTGATGAAACATAAGTGCTTGTATAATTAGCACCTGCTATATAAAATCCTAATCCTGTAGGAAAACTAAACTGCCGAGCAGAATCGTCTTCACTACTGTTTAATACATTAGTCCAACCGTCATATTGACCTGTAAAACTATTGTAAGTAGCGTTACCAGTATTACTATTTCCAACACGACCTGCTGTTGGAGCTTTATTTCCACTTGTAATAGAATATCCACTACTGTTACCAGCAGCAGCACGAAGTCTATGCGATCTCATGAAAGATCTCCTACTGTTGCACCATATAACTGACTACCAACTTTAAATAATTCTATTGCTGTAACATCAGTATTACTTAAAGTAGGGGCAGAACCGCCATTCCACTTAATAGTAGGCCAAGTTAATGTGTAATTATTTGAAGCACTTGTTTGAACTAATAAAAGCATTGATTGACCTGTAGTTAAACTATCGGTTGCAGTTCTATGGTCACTGATTGTCCAAGTCTGTACCATTCCGTTATCAGGATCTAAGGCAACAGAAGAAGCATCAGTTATAGCAAATACATTTTCATTTATAGCATCTTCAAAAACAACAGAACCTGTGAACGTACCACCTGCTAATGGCATTTTTGTTGCATCTGAGGCTGATAGCCCTGTAAGTGCTGATCCATCAATAGCGGGTAAAGCACCTGTTAAATTAGATGAAGCTAATGATCCAGAAAGGGTTGTGGCAGCACACGTTCCAGTGACACTTACACCAGTTGATGTAGTTGCCAGCTTTGCAGATCCGCTATGTTTCAAGCTGACACTGGAATCTGATGCAATAGATACTGCGTTATTAGAGTTGGACGGATGTTGTATTTCTTCTACTTTTATTGTTGACATAATAATTAAAAACGCATTATTTGTATTTTACCCTTTTAGCTAGGCTTTGTCGGCCATGTAATATTATCTGGATCTGATTGTGTTGGAACATCTCTAAGAGCTTGGCGATAATTCTTCCAATCATCACTTACAGCAACTCCTGTTTCAGATGCTTTTGTAACGACCCAATCTGTTTGAAGAAGTAAAGCATTTCTCTCTAATCTAATCATCTTCCATTTATCAGCAAGGATTTGTGCATCTGATAATCGACTTTCATTTATAGAAGATATTTCTGCATCAGTCATTTCAACTAACACGCCATTTAAATACTTTTTCATTTAACTCTCCTTATATTTGTAAAGAATAAATTCGCTACCTACATCAATATAATAACTACTACTAATAGATTGTCCTGAAATTCTTATCCCTGATATTCTTGTTGATGTATTATGATTGGCACTGTTAAAATGACCATATACTTCACTATACTTTCTTATATTTCCATAACCAGAGCGTTGACCGTGCATTAATATATGTCCCCAAGCATAATAATCTGTGCTGAACTCAATTATTATATTAGACTGTTGATAATCAACTCCTGGCCCTCCAAGATAAACTCGCCACCCTGCAGCCCCATCTCCCTCAGTAGCAATTACATCATTTCCAGAAGAATTAGTGTATATATTATGATGGTCATGAATATTACCTGCAACTGTAGATGATCCATTTATAAAGGTATGTACAAAAAACGAATTTGAAGCTAAAGAATTCCACAAAAGTTTTTTACCTACTAATTTGTAAACAAATCCGTAATCTAAACCTGTAAAATCTACTTGAGCTACTGCCGAACTAGTAACTGTAGTTTTGCTTACAAATTCTAAAGATCCACCACCACCAACGCCAGTTAGGTTAGAACCATCAATAGCTGGCAGTGTACCTGTCAGGTTAGCTGCTGGTATAGAAGTTAAACTTGCACCTGACCCTGAAAAGGTATTTGCTGTACACGTTCCAGTAACGGTTACTCCTGTACTTGTAGTGGTTAACTTAGCGGATGCACTGTGTTTTAAAGAGACAGAAGAATCAGACGCAAGTGATATTGCATCATCTGTACTTTGCCTAGATTGTATATCATCTACTTTTAATTTTGACATAATACTTACGACTTTAAATTAATTTTACCGTTAATTTTAAATTTTGTCCTATTTATAAATCTATTCTCCAAAAACCGTAAAATCAAAACCACTATTTCTCATTATTAATTTTCTATTTTTATAATCCATACTTAGACTTGTGTTATTACCAGACGCTTGATGAGCATACAATGTTGATTCAGTAGCTGTACCATTAAGACCGTTTGCTGCACTCAATGTAAACTTTGTTGCTCCTTGAGTAGTACCAACATACAAAATATTACCACCACCACTAACAAGACCAATGTTAGTGGTTGTATTGCTAGAAACATTATAAGCTGAATACATTAAAGTCCTGTTTATAGTACCGCCGTTAATGCTGGATGTATTAGCTGGCATATCATAATAATAAAATTTAAAATTATCGTGAAATATTAAATAAGTACCATCAAAAGCTATATTATTCTCGTTATAACCTCCAGGTGTATTAGTCTGGTAATATGTGATACCTATATAGCCTATATATGTACCTGCTGGATAATTAAAGAAATAGAATTTAAAACCTTCTGATATAACTATAACAGGAGTATCATCCTGCAGAAAAGCAATAGTAACACCTCTTGCACCAGCACCTAAACCATCTGAACCTGCAGAGCTTTGACCTGCTAAAGCAGTAAAACTACTACTATATTTATAATAATTAGCAGGTGCGCCTAAACCACCTCCACCGTAATTAAATGAACTGTTAGACCATCCATAATAACCAGCAGCGCCATATTCAACCCATATCTTTTGTTCACTTGTATCATAAAAAGGATTTAAACCTTCAGCTACGTTAGTTGAATCTCCGTAAGTAAAATCGCTACTTGTATTTACAATATCTATGGGAGCTTTACCTTTGCTAAAGAAATTATCATAGGCAGCGTCATCATAACTAAAAAGAAGTCCACCAGCATTTTGAAGTGAGGTAGCACCACCACCAAAACCTGTCATTGACAAAGGTTTGTTGTATGTCCAATAGTCTTGCTTCATTAATTATGATGTTTTTACTAGATTTGCGATATTTATAAATGTTGCTGATCCTGTTTTAATAATTGTATTAGTGAAAATATCAACACCACTTGTACCACCATCAGTCGGTGCAGAACCGCCAACCCAATGTGTTGTTGGAACAGCATTATCAACAAGAAAAGCACTTGTATGTGGTGTAGCAGATGATCTAGTAGTAATAACAGTCACTGATATAGTTTCTCCAACACTCATAACACTATCAAGAGTTGTAGAGCTAGAATATGTAATATTAGGAGTAATAGATGTTGTTTCTGCTGTTGTATAATAATGAACCATTCCGTCTTCTAAATATATGTAGGAATTAGTATCTAATTTACCTGCTACTATTTTTACTTGTTCTCTTAATAACCCAGAAAGATTAAGTCCACTACTAAAATTAACTGATCCTGTAAATGTACCGCCAGCAAGAGGCATCTTTGTTGCATCACCAGCATCGCTAAATTCCAACTGTCCTATTGCTGTCGCTCCACTACCACTTGCAATACTTTTTACTTTTAAAACTTTATCTGCTGCAATTTGATTATCTGGCAAAATCATTGTATAAGACTGACCAGCACTATGAGCAGGGGATTTTAGTTTTACACCATGACTTTGTGCAGAGCAATTTAACTGCAATATCGCATCATCACCACCAGCACCTTTTACCTCTAACTTACCTGTACCATTAGGAATAATTCTTACATTTCCATTACTGGTATCAGTTTGAATTTCATCAACAATAACTTTTGACATAATTTTTAAATAAGAAACAAGTTAAACAAAGGTCATAGTGGAGTTTGCACTCACTGTTAGGGTAGCACCAGAAGCAACAATCATTGGACTAGCTGCTACATAGTTAAAGTTTGCTGTTGTAGTAAAGCTGTTATCCATTTGGTTTTCTGCTTCAACAAATAATTTTTCATTACTACTACCAACCAACCCACTAGCAGCAGCAGCCCAAGTTAACCCACCAGCATTACCTGACTGAGCAGTTAATACATAACCATCAGTAGGTGTATTACTAACTTTCAAATTAGCTTCATCAACTACATCATCTGCAATAGTTAAAGCAGTACTACCTGTAACTTCTCCTGTATGTGTTGCGTTTGCTGTTGGTTGATCTACCCAGC